ATAACGCTCTACTTCTTTAGCAAGAACGTCAGTTGGATATACACGACCGTTGCGGTTTTTTACGTTTGCTTGAAGAAAGATGCCATGAATATAGTGATCCTTATCACCATTTTCCTTGGATTCATAAAGATATTCTACATCTTCTACAAGTTCTTTAATGAGTTTCATTTTACTTCCTTAATTCTTGTATGCGCAACTAACAGCTGTTACTGATGTATCTGTACTGTTAGATGTTAAAATATCTGTAAACCCTTTTTGAACAACAACAGTGTCGCCTCCAATAATTGACATTGTCCAATTAGTATTGGTATTAGTTGAATCTTTGCATGTGATCAAAGCAGAAGTTGTAACAGCAGAACTGTGTGCAATTCTAACAAGAGCGCTGTTACCATAAGAACTGAAAGTTGTTGTATTACATACAGATTCTATACCAGTTGGTTTTACTACGGCGCTCATATATCTACTCCTGGTGAATTGCCTCTAGAAAAATTTGGTAGTGTGTTTATTGGATTACTTGGCATATTAATATGACCTTCAGGAGATTCTTCATCTTCTTCTTCCTTGTCATTATGATCGCCGTAACTCATATAATCATGAACACTTGTTATAGATTGTTTAGCTTCAGCAATTTTAGCCTGAACCCATGGTTCAATTTCCATATTGCTGTCCTTTAGTTTAATAGCAAGATGAAGAGCTCTGTTGGCAATTGCCTTCAATTCAACTTCAACCATATCAACTGCTTCTTCTTCAGAATGCTCTAGCATACCACGCTTGTTAAGCGTAGCCCAAGCTATGCTTTCAGCTTTTTTTTTAGAATGACCAGCCTCTACTTCGCTATCCTTAATATGCTTTGCCATACGATCAACTTTGGCACCTTCTTTGATGCTCTTTTCTTTGATCATTTTAGCAGAAGCGCAGTTTGCCTTACCGTGAACTGGACAGGCTGTGCCTTCCATTGTGTAATTGCACTTGGCTTCTTCTTTTTCTTGCTTTTTTACTGATTCGCATACGATTGAACGAAGGCTCTTACCAGTTGATTCATAAACACCTTCTTTCTGACGAGGGTATTTTGCTTCACCCTTTTCAGCTTCGTAAGGAACCTTCTTGTTTCCTACACGGTCTTCATGCTTTTCAACTTTATGCTTGGCTACAAAATCTCTACCACCTTTTGATTTGGGATCATAGTCTACAGCAGGATCCTTACCCAACTCAAGGTTAGATTCCTTTGAAGATTTTACACCTTCTACCTTCTTGTCGTGAAGTTTAACTCCACCCTTTAAGTCAGCTTTTAGTATCTTGCTAAGTTCTATAGCCATTTGTAAATTCCTTATTCTTCTTCGTAATCTTCCGAATCCGAGGTATCGTCGTAATCGTGATTAAACATTTTCTGAGCCATTTCTTGTTTCTTAACGGATACTGCTGTTTGCAGTTTATCAACGATAAGACTATCAAATGCGTTAGAAAAGTTAATCGGCTTTTGTTCGTATGTTGCAGTAACTAAATCTTGTATATCGTATTTATTATTCATTTTAAATTAACCTCACTGCTGTGGTTGCTGTTGTTCTGGTGGTTGCGATTGATTTACAGATTGTCTAGCAACCAGTTCTTTGTTTTTAGCTAGAATCTGAACCGCAGATTTAAATTTTGCTTCATCCTGCATGCTACGATTCTTGCCTTTCTTCTTCATTTGATCGACAATAATTTCAGCTTGACGGACTTGCTCTTGCTTTTCCATATCCTCAGATGGCTGCTGAGATGAGTCAGTAGGACCTGCCTGTTGCTGCTGCATTTGCTGCTGCATCTGTTCGTTCTGCTCAATAGCAGGGTTGAACCAACGTGGATCCTGAGATTGATTTTCCTCAGTAATCTGAGCATCCATCTCTTCGACATCATCAGCTGACTGCTGAAGGATATTCTTTCTTACCCATTCATGAGAATAATACTTACCAAGCATATCCTGCATGTTACGAGCAAGATTTACACGACCTTCAATAATTTCATTATTTTTTAATTCAGTAAAGTAATTGTCTTTAGCAAAATCATACTTAATCTGAGATTCAATTTGCGTCCATTCTTCAATGGTCATAATACCTTTAAGTACAAGCTGCTTTTCAAGAAGCTTAGTAAACAAGGTAGAAAACTTTAATCTCAAACGTGTAATGAAACGAGCAAACTTTACTTCGTCTCTAGTAATTTCTGTAGCTCTACCAAGAGAGAACAACGCATCTGAGTTCAATCTGTTGATAGGAACATTAAGGGTCTGAAGGAATTTCTTTTGGAAGTAAAGAACGTCGTCCATCTGACCAAGTGTCTGACCGCCAGGTAGGGTAGTAACCTCCGTACCTCTACCACCTTCACGACGAGGAAGCCAATAGTCTTCCAACATAGTCATGAACTTGCGGTCGTCGCGAATTTCACCAGAGTTGGCATCGTAAATCAAACGATTTTTATGCTTCACCATGATGTCGCGAACATACTGTTCTGCTTTAATCTTAGGTAGATTACCAACGTCAATATACCAAATGCGTCTTTCAGGCGCACGAGCAAGACGATAGATAACCAATGCGTCTTCAAGAGTACGTAGCTGGTTGAGAGCCTTAATGCCCTTGTGAAGATAAGAGAGAACCATAGTTCCCATATTATCTGACAAACCAGAAGTCACATGAAGAATAGAATCTTTTGCAATTTTAAGTCCAGTAGTTGTTGGACCTGTAATTTTATTACCGTAACTAAATCCCTTATCATTGAATACGAAATATTCGTTGACAGTTTTTGGAATCTGAGTATCACCAGCTGAAGTTACGTTTGCTTTTCTTTTGGCTACTTCACGAATCTTACGGATTTTACGAGGATCAACATAACGTAGTTCTTTAATGCCTTCTTTTTGTTTCTTTTCATCAACTAGAACATGATAATACAAACGTCCGTCAATATACCAACGACGATAGATATCATATGCGTGCTTGTTGAAATCCAGAAGTCTAAGACATGTCTGAAATTCGTCTCTGATAATCTTATGAATTTGCGGGGATAGTGGTACATCTTCTAAGTTGATGTCAACAAGTTTTTCTTCCTCGATTGACATAGACTCATTAACGATTTCATCAACAGCAGCGTCACACTCAGGCTGTAAAGCCATTTCTCTATACTTAGTAACTAATTCTGCTTCTGTTCTTACTGTACCATCAAGATCAATATAAGTGCCATACGCACCACCAGCTGCAACAACAACAGCTCCATCATCATTCTCTTTAGGAGCGAACGATGGAATCTGATCTTGCTTTTGCGCCCTTTTAAATTCGAACCCGAATAACTCTGCCATTTAAATCTCCAAAAAGGAGAGGCTAGATGCCTCTCCACTAATCATCACCATGTATTTATTAAGGTCCAGCTGGACCATCTTGATTGGCAAGACCACCGTAAACATTAGTACCACCAGCCTTCTTATCAGAAGCTTCGATATTTGGTACCCAATAATCATATGCGAATGTTACAGAGAAGTTTTCTAACTGGCTCTGCTGATCCCAATCAAGAGCGATTGCGCCAATGTCAGTTGGGAATGCTCCGATAATCATGTATGATCTAATTTCAGAACCGTCCTTGCCATACTGAGTAACTTCAAGATCAGTCTTGTAGTTTTCTGAAGCAATAGCTGGATCGCGAACGTTCGAAACCATGCGGTTAAGAGCGTTTGACCACTTTTCAAACATTGCACGAACGGCGAAATCTTCGTCGTTCATTACTGATACTTGCCAGTCAGTGAAAGTACGATCACCAGCAAGTTTAATCTTACGACCGAAGTAAGGTACGTCGAATGATGCTACCTGAGATGGTGGCAATTCAGCTGTTTTACAAACGAAACTAAACTTCTGAGCAGATACGTTATCAAGTCCAAGACCAGCTGGAGGTGTTAGCGTAACGTTGAAGAGGGATGGTCTGGCACCACCGTACACCAGACCATTTTGCTTAAAAGCGTTGATATTAAATGGCATCTATGTTACTCCTTTTGAGCCTTAACCTATTTATTAGAACTTGCCAACAACTTCAGAGAATTGAACGCCAGTTCCAACAGCCACGAAATTCAACTGGATAAAGTTAATTGAACGAGCTGGCTTGATATAGATATCACCAACAAACTGGTTTGCATCAATAACCGCAGGAGTATTATTTGTGTCGTCACAAACAACCTTGAAGTCTGTAATACCACGACGACCTTGGATTGTACGTAGGTATGGATTTACAAGGTTCTTAAACTGCGAACGGGTGAAGTTATCATTGAACTCGAATAGAGAGTACTTAGCAGCTCTTGCGATTGCCTTTTCAAGAACAATGAATAGGCGACGAACATTGATACGGTCGAATGCAGAAGGTTTAGCCTGAGCAGTTTTGTCACCGTAAAGAATAGTTCCCTGACCCTGGAATGTAACAACTGGGTTGATACCGTTGCTGTAAAGAATGTCACGATCAGGCTGACTTGGATTGTATGCGAGCTTTACAGAGTTCTTAATCTGACCACGGTTGAAACCAGCTGGTGACCACCAAGCATCATTAGTCTGATCAGTGCGAGCGCATAGACCAGCAATGTCACCATTCAATGGGATCCAACGATAGATGTCATTGTAACGGTCATACTGATACTTATAACCAGAGTCGATTACAGCGTATGAAGAACTACGTAGGCTGTTTCTCCAGCTTACAAGTGATAGAGCTTCGTTACCAGTATTATTTAGAACGTTGCTTGAGTCAGGTGAAATGAATGCTACGCAATCTTTTCTTACTTCAGTGATATTATCGATCAAGAAGTTACCAAGCTGGTAGCTAGTGCCAGGACCACCAAGTGGCTTACCCTGAAGAACGAGAGAAATATCTACGTCTTCTGGTGAAGCGAACAAGTTGTAGGCAGAAGCAATCAATGAATATGCGCTTGTATTTGATTCAGAAACACCATCGTTACCAAGGGCGAACTGATAGTAACCAGGAGCTGTTGCTGAAGATGAAGTAAGATTCAATGAATTATTTGAAACAGCTGTTGTTGAATCATTTGTCCACCAAACATATTTTGAATCCTGATTGATAACAGTCTTGTAATAATTAGTTGATCCATCAGCATTCTTAGAATCTGTAGCTCTTGAAATACCTCTGTAAGATTCAAGAATTTGACCTGGAGTTCCTGTGAACAAACCACCATCATCAACAACTACAACATGAAGTTCGTCGCTAGCAGCAGTATTACCATAAGCAATCTGATATGTTGACTGGCCAGGAGCAGTTGAAATGATATTGTGGAATTCCCAGAAACGCTGAACAGTGTTTGTTGAATAAGAAGCAAACAGTCTGTAAGGGTCTTGGAAACCGAAGTTAACAAAGGTATTAGTTGAGTTTGTAGAAGTGTTAACTGCAGTAATTGTTAGGTACTGATAACCCATAGTGCTGTTACCAGCAAGGATATTGTCGCCGATAGTGAATGATGCAGCTGCAGCAGTAGCAGAAGCATTAGATGAAGTACCATAAACAGCTTGAGCAGAATTGCTACCGATGTTGTAAGTAATAGTTGGAGCGCCAAGGTTTACGTTTGATGAGAAAGCATTTACTGAGTCACAAACAGAAACACGAAGAGAGTTACCAATACCACCTGGATATCTTGCAACATAAGTTACGTCGCTGTCGAAGTTACCATCGAGAGCTGCATATGAATTTTCGTTTGCTACAATCTGGTTAACAAGGTTAGCTACCAAACCATTTGCCAATAGACCAACAGCAGAATATGTAGTACCTGGACGACCAAGATAAAGGTCAGTGTTACCAGAAGATGGAGCTGGCTTAGAGAATGTGATAGATGTTGCGTTAACTGCAGTAACATAATTGGTGTTACCAGTCAAGGAAGCAAAGGCAGTGTTGCTGATCTGAGTGATGTACATGCCCACGTTAACAGCTGAAGTGTTTGAGCATAGAACAGTAGTGCTATTTGCAGTTGCGTTAACTGTAACCACTGGTGTTGAACCAGAAGTATTTGCAGCGCGAACAAGATACAAACGATTTGAATAAGAAAGGAAGTTTGCAGCTGTGAAAAATGTTTCAGCGTTTAGATTGCTTGGCTTACCATACTTAGAAACCAACTGAGATTCTGATTCCACAAGGAATCTTTGGCCAACTGGACCCCAGCGAAAGATACCAGCGAATGCGCCATCTGAAGTTGCTACTGAAGGTACGACAGTTGTTAGATCAATTTCAGATACGTTAACACCTGGACTTAGTTGAAATGCCATTTTTTAATCTCCTTATATGCGGGAATACTGGAATTATTTCTTTTATTTATTAAAATGACCTTTTTAGAAGTTTTCCGAGCTACTCCACATCCAATTGTTTGGCACAAAATTTTCAACATTTTCAATGTATTCTTCTCGACCATCGTCAAAGAATCCAAACGGCGCCATGTCCTGTTCTAAATCGTCTTCAGATTTTTCTCTTAGGGACATAAGCGTATTAATATTGGTATAATCTTTAAAATATTGTTGTTCGGACAACCATGCAAAAAGAACTAAACAGATAACCAAGTCGTCATGTGCACCAGGTTCAGCCTCATAAGAAGTACCCTTCTTGGAAAATGTAGCCAATTCTGCAATAGTATAGAAATCGTTAATGATAAGTTGGTTCTGTTCAATTAGTAGCTTAACTATAGAACATCCAATTGATTTAACAATTTTGGTTGTTCTAATACCTTTATCTACAGATCCCCCACCAAAGCCAGTTGTAATTCTTTTGCCGCTTCGGCCAGCGTTTTCTGTAAACAATACATTTTCATAACCAAAATCATAATGTAATGTATGCGACACCTGTTCACCAATGTCGTTAATTTCAACAAGAACGGAAGCGTTATTATACGCTTTCGCTACTCGGTGAATAATCTCAGCATAATCAACTGGAGTTACTGCATTGTTTCTGAACAAGGCAACCTGTTGATATGGCATTTTAGTAACGTCTATCAGCTGGAAGGCTGAATAGTCTAATCCTTTACCACGAGAAACGTCACACACCATAAGATACACATGGTCCTTTTCAGGAGCCATGTATTGGATCAACCCTTCTCGTTCAACCAATGGAGAACGAGGAACAAGTTCCTTTAGTTTCCAACCAGCGATAAGCGTACCAGAGCTACCAAGAAATTCACAGCAATATTCCTGCTCGAATTTTTCTAAGTCGAAGTTCATGCTGGCAACAGTGTTTTCTTTCCAACTGTTGTCTCTGCCTGGAACGTTTTCCCATCTTACTTGTATACCATGGTAACCATTTTTATTTTCCATCATATCGCTGTTGACCCACGTTTTGTAAAAGTGGTTCAAACCATTTGGTGTTGAAACAAGGATAATCTTTGATTCAGTACCAGAAGAAATCGTAGGATAAACTGAGGTGAAGAACTCATCCCAGTTTTCAATGAACGCCGCTTCGTCAATAAACAATAAGTTGATAGAATAACCACGAATTGCAGAGGCAGAGGTAGCCGTTGCAAGCACACGGGAGTTGTTCTCAAGAACAAAGGAACCCTTATTCCATTCATTGACACCCTGCTGTAGCCAGAGTGGAAGGTGCTGGTAAGCCAACTGGATACGACCGAGAATTTCTCGGGCGGTATCGCCCTTGTTAGCGAGCAAGGCTACGGTCTTGTCTTTATTAAAAATAATATACCAAAGGATAAATCCGCAAGTAGTAGTGGACTTACCAGCCTGTCGAGCCGTTGTAACAATATTAAAACGGTTATTCGTAAACGACTTAATCATTTCTTTTTGATAAGGATACAATTTAAAATTAACCAGACCTTCGTCCACGTTAATAATTTTCATGTATGTTTCAATGAAATAAATTGGATCCTGCGAACACTTGATATATTCTTGGACTAGTTCTGGTGTCCAAGAAATATCTTGATTGGTGCGCTTAAGAAGTATATTACCATTATAACCACCCTTTAGGTTGTCATTTTCAGTGTTCTCAATCATACTCTTCCAAATACCCTTCTTGGTGGAGGTGGATAACCTCTATCATAACCAACAGCTTCTGAGGCTGAATCTAACGATGGATTTTTATGACGATAAAACTTCATAACTTGATCTTGAGTTGAGTTAGGATGTGTTATCGCATTTCTTATAATTTGATGACCCATTGGTTCGCTTGTATTTTTTGGATCTTCTATAATTTTCTGAAGCACTTCTGGAGTTGCTGTTGGATTGCTAGAAGCAGCACGTCTAATCAAAAATGAAGGATCAGTTGCAATTCTAGAAAGCTGACTGGTAGTTATATTAGGGTGGCTGGCTGCTGTATATTTAACAGCTTGATCATTATCACCAAGAGCCTTCTCGATATGGTCAGGGTTTGCGCTTGGGTTGGATATACCAGCAACTCTGGATGTTGGGCTTTTTGAATTTAGATAACTGTCAATTTGTTCTTTGTTCAAATTAGGATTTCTACCGAGCGATGTTCTGACAGCTGGATCTTCATGCTTCATAAACAAAGGAATGTATTCTTGAGGCAGAGCTGGGTTTGCTGCAAGCGCAGCCTTAGCTGTGTCGTTTTTACTGCCAAGAATTGTCGCAACATGTCTGTCTTTAATGTTTGGATTTGCTGCAGCATTAGTAGCTATCGTTGGATTTTTGTGCTGTAATGCATGATCCAATGCTTCTGGTGTAATTTTTTTACTGTTAGAAACAGAAGTCGCAGCTTCTTCATTTCCAGAATCCAATGCTGAAATCTGACCAGCTGCTTTTTCATTTTTGTCATTAGTAAAATGATGGCCATACAATGGATCTTTAGCAAAATCTCTTACGTTTGACAATTCTGGATGTTTACTAACTAATTTTTCAATATCAACAGGCTTATCATTGTGATCCATAAACTGCGATGAACCAAAATGGAATTGGTAACGCTTGTTGTCTGGAGTTCTGACAACATACAACGGACCATCCTTGCTATAATTAGCAAACATACGATTGTTCGGTACAGCTGTACACCACTTGTTATCAAATGAATTACGTGTGCTTTCAGATGCAGCCTGTGAATCTAAACGATTTACTACCAAACCATTATTGTTATATATTTCTGGAGCTTCTGGATGATTGAATCCAGTATCTATCTTAGAACCAATACCACGTGCTTTGTTTACTGCACTCTCAACATCGTCCAATGATTTGTATTGGTTAATGTCTTTAACAGGTAGATTTTTCTTTTCCTGATGGAATGCAGATAATGCATCGTTAATACGACCAGTATCCTCTTGGCGAAAATCTTGTTTTTTGTATTTGTTGACAATCCAAGGAGTGTATGATTTTTCCTTAGTAGGGTCGCCATTGTTTGCAAAGTGATCGATAATATCCGATGGATGCTGGAATGTAGCATTCGGGTCATGAGCTGTGCTGATACTGGTATGGATTTGCTTAAGAGCTTCAGGTGTTACCCTTGCTTCAAACAATTGTGAAAGTTTTACCAATGCCATAGTTGCGCCCTTTAGTTATATACTATTTATTCTTCATATCCTCTATAACTTTTTGCAACTCAGCTGTACTTCCAACGAATAAGTTATTGGTTACGTTTTTGGCATGAGCATTGTTTGGCTCATCAACGTTTTTAATTTCGCGAATTTTAGACTGAAGGTCTAGCAAATCTTTATTCGCTTGCAACACAGTATCCATAAGTTTTGCAAGAACTTCATATGCTCTTGGATGCTGGCTCTGATCAGCAATTTCAGATAACTTATAAATGGCTTCTTGACCATTTTCAATTACCGTATGTATGTTTGAACGAGCAGCTTCAAAATCAGTAGTTGCGCTGTCATTGTATGCAGAAGCTATGATGTTAGTTACTGCTTTACTTGTTTCAGGAGCGTTTAAACCAAGAGCTTTACCAATTGGATCGTTATCTTTGTCAATCATTATAAATCTTCTCTGTTATAAATTTGAGTAATGAATCCGAAATCGTCGCTTACTTCAATGTCATTATAAGGAACTGAACCAGTGTTTGTTGTATACTCTCCATAATAATTTACAGGAGCACCATTAGCATCCAATCCAGGTTGTACTGTAACCTTTTCTGCTACAGGAGTAACGCCTACTGCGTCTGCTAATTGACCATCTGGAACTGAAGGAATATAGAACGGTAGATTGATAAACTTAATGATACCACCCTTACGAACAGGTCCATAAATGTAACCTTTAAGAACCAAATCTAAAGTCCAAACTATAGAGCGTCTCTTTTTAAAATCTCCATCATACTTATCTTCATATGTTATGTTATTAAGGATAACGGGAATATCCATAATAATTTCCATTTCTGGAATCAACCTTACAGTTGTTGTCCAGTCTGGTGTAAAGTATGGTAGAATCTGCTCAATAATTTTTGTACCATCTTCTGCATTTTTAGCATAGATAAAAACTTTAAAATCAAAATTATATGGAAC